TACTTCTGCCGACGCGGATGCGTTTATCCCATCTACTAGCGTACAGTCTGCCGGTACTACTCGTGGAACGCTAGATACCGAAGCCACGGACGTTGGTGCTACTGACATTCAAGTTTTGGCTGATTTTACTGCCACTGCTGGCGATGGGACTGCTGGTGTTGCGACCGTAACTATTCTGTACATCCAAAACAATAACCTCTCTTAATTGGAGGTAAATCATGTCCTCTGATGTACTAACAAAACGAGTTACTGGGACCGGTTCTTTAGCCATTGGCCCTGCTAGAGTTCGTCAGATACAGGTTTTGACAGGTGCGGGCGCAGGACGCCTTACTGTTACTAATGGTAACGGTGGTGACACAGTGCTAGATATCGACTTTCTAGCGTCTGATTCGCACTCAATCAACATCCCTGACGATGGTATTCGTTGTGTTTCAGACGTTTACGTAGCTACAGCAACGAATATCACTGCTATGACTTTCTTCTATAGCTAGGAGGAGGACATCATGCGTAGGTACTACGCTGCTGGTGGCAGAGTCGATAAGAAGAGCATGGCTTGTAATAAGCCGCGCAGAACGCCTAATCACCCCAAAAAATCACACGTTGTAAAGGCGTGTGAGGGGGGTACCGAAAAGATTATTCGTTTCGGAGAACAAGGCGCTAGTACTGCTGGCAAGCCTAAAAAAGGCGAATCTGCTCGCATGAAGGCTAAACGTAAATCGTTTAAAGCTCGACATAGCAAGAACATCGCTAAAGGCAAAAAGTCCGCTGCGTATTGGGCTGACAAGGTGAAGTGGTAATGCCCGCTAAGTCTAAAAAACAGCAAAAATTTATGGCTGCAGTAGCCAATAACCCTAAATTCGCCAAGAAAGTTGGCGTTCCACAGAGTGTTGGGGAAGAGTTTATGAAAATGAAGAAGTATGAAATGGGTGGTCGTGCTATGGGTAGCCGTCCTATGGGTGGCCGTGCTATGGGTAACCGTGCTATGGGTAACCTTCGTGATGAGGAGCTGCATGCGATGGAAGAAGCACGAGGAAAGCCCCGTGCTCCGAGGAGGCGCGCTCCTGTAACTGGCGGACCTACTCCACGTCCTTCACGTCCTTCACGTCCTCCAATGCCCGGTGGTCCTAGCAGAGGTCCGGGCATGAAATCAGGCGGTAAAGTCCGTGGTTGCGGTAAAGCTACCAAAGGCGTTCGTAAAGCCAAAATGGTGTCGATGAAAGGGAGTTAAGCCATGGCCTTTTCTGATATGTTTAGAAGAAAAAAGCGCCCTCAAGCTAAAAGAAAAGCTAGCCGCACACGTCCATTTAAGAAAGACGAAGCCCCAGAGGAGCTACCTTCGGGGATGCGCGTTAAGGATACTGAGACTCGTGCAGTAGGTAAGCGTCGGCCTAACGAAAGCCAAGAACTAAAAGCTAAAAAAGAAGCTATGCCTGCACCTGAAATAGCGCCTAAAACGCCTAAAGCAAGTATGGACTCTAAAAAAGAGACCGGGCCTGCTCCTATGATGCGAAGAGAGGCTGTAACCGCTAAAGGTATGCCAGCAGAAGGTCAGCCAAAGTCTATTGCTGAAGCTAGAAAAGCGGGTAAAGATACGTTTATTGGTAAAGACGGACGTAAGAAAGCTGCGGTTACAAAAGAAGAACTTGAAGCTTCAGGGTATAAGAGCCTACGTGAGTACCTAAACGCGCAGAGAAAATCTAAGCCTAAAGATATGAAGAAAGGCGGTAAAACATCTTCTTATAAAAAAGGTGGAACTGTTCGTGGCGCTGGTAAAGCTACCAAAGGTGTTCGCGCCGCTAAAATGGTGTCGATGAAGGGTAGCTGAGGCAAAATGAAACTTTAACATCAGGTTGATGTTTATGCGTTGTTACTACAAGAAAGGCGGTACGGTTAAAGACGATTGCTATCGCAAGGTTAAGTCCAGATACAAGGTCTTTCCGTCCGCCTATGCTTCAGGGGCGATAGCCAAATGCCGCAAAAAGAAGGCAGGTAAATAATGGCGGTACGCAAAACAGCCAAAGGAGCGGCGTTAAAACGTTGGTTCAAAGAAGACTGGAAGGACGTACGTACAGGTAAGGCTTGTGGCAGGCAGAAAGGCGAAAAACGGGGAACCCCCTACTGTAGACCAACAAAAAGAGTCTCTAGTAAAACGCCTAAAACTGCGTCAGAAGCTACGACGGCTGAGAAAAGAAGCAGAATCGCCCAAAAGAAACGGATTGGACAGCCCGCAGGAAAGCCTAGACGAGTTGCTCCGTTGAAGAGGAAAAAGTAATGGCTAAGGGAGTAAAGCATTACTTTAAGGATGGTACAGAGCATAGAGGGGGTATGCACAAACACCCCGATGGAACGTTGATGACTGGAAAAGCCATGTCAAATACGTCTAAAAAACTGTATCACTATGGACAGCTTTCTAAGAAAGCTAAAGACAAAGCTAAGAGTAGCTGGAAAAGATGACCACTTCAGGCACTACAAGCTTCAACATGGAGTTCACCGAGATCGCTGAAGAAGCGTGGGAGCGTGCTGGACGCGAAATGCGTTCGGGTTATGACCTACGTACCGCACGACGATCCATGAACTTAATGTCGATTGAGTGGCAAAACCGTGGGCTAAACCTATGGACAGTTGATGAGGGCACCGTAAACCTTGTCGCAGGGACTTCTGAGTACAACCTACCTGCCGATACTATTGACTTACTAGAACAGGTTATACGGACAAATGCAGGGGTTACAGCCACTCAACAAGATCTTACTATTACACGGATCAGTGTAAGTACATATTCTTCTATTCCTAACAAATTAACGCAGGGTAGACCGATTCAGGTATACATCGAGCGGCTTAGGGATAACCCAAAAATTAATGTCTGGCCGGTACCGGATACGAATGATTACGTGTTTAAGTACTGGCGGATGCGTCGAATAGAAGACGCTGGTAGCGGGGTGCAAACGGCAGATATGAACTTCAGATTCTTTCCTTGTATGGTAGCTGGACTAGCCTACTATATAGCGATGAAGGAACCAGAGTTTGTGGAAAGATTGCCAATACTAAAAGCGGAGTACGAAGAGCAATTTCGTTTAGCTGCGGAAGAGGACAGGGTAAAGACACCGGCTAGGTTTGTACCGCGTATTGCGAGGATCTAGATGTGACTAACCGGTTTGCTTCCGCAAAGAAGGCCATAGCAGAATGCGATGTCTGCGGCTTTCAGTATAAGTTAAAGGAGCTACGTAATTTAATTGTTAAGGGTAGGGATACTAACGTCAAAGCATGTCCAGAATGTTGGAATCCAGACCAGCCTCAGTTGAAGTTAGGAGAGTTTCCAGTAAACGATCCACAAGCGATACGAGATCCCCGTCCAGATAGAAGCTTAGGCCCTTCTGGAGACTTTAGCAGTCGGGATATTCAGTGGGGTTGGGCACCTGTAGGCGGTGGTAACGATCCATACGGGCTTACTCCTAACAACTTAGTAGCAAATGGGTACATTGGAACAGTAACGGTGGTGACCAGCTAATGAAAAAAGATAAAGTGCATAAGATGAGCGGTGTAAAACCCTACGGACCTAAAGCCAGCATGAAAGGCGTTAAAACGTCTGGAATTAAGATGCGTGGTGCAGGGGCTGCAACAAAAGGAACAATGTGTCGGGGGCCGATGGCATAAGCCATGAACTACGCTTCTCTCAAGACCAATATCGAGGATATTTGCGAGACTTCGTTTACTGACGACCAGCTTGCAATGTTTACCGAACAGGCAGAACAGAAGATATATAACACTGTTCAGATCCCCGCGTTACGTAAAAATGTGACCGGTACGTTGACGGCTAGTAATAAATATCTTGGTATCCCTACGGACTTTTTGTGGTCTTATTCACTTGCCGTTATTGATGGATCAGGGAATTACAGCTTCTTACTGAACAAAGACGTTAACTTTATTAGAGAAGCGTACCCCGGCCCTACCGCTACGGGACTCCCCAAACATTACGCTTACTTTGATGACGATTCGTTTATTTTGGGGCCGACTCCAGACAGTAACTATTCTATGGAACTTCATTACGGGTATTACCCAGAATCCATTGTTACTGCGGGAACGACGTGGCTTGGAGATGAGTTCGATTCAGCGTTACTGAACGGTGCTTTGATTGAAGCCATTCGCTTTATGAAAGGTGAGCAGGACTTAGTTAACTTGTATGAAACACTTTATGTACAAGCAATTAAGCTGTTGAAGAATCTTGGGGATGGTAAGTTGAGAGAAGATGCCTACCGTTCTGGTCAATATAGAACAGCGGTAGTTTAAGGAGACATTTATGGCAATCACACAGGCAATGTGTACTTCGTTCAAGCAGGCGTTGCTTGATGGTGAGATGGACTTTAGTTCGGATACGTCACAAACTTTCAAGATCGCTTTATTTACGTCGTCAGCTTCGCTAGACGCGTCTACAACGGCGTATTCAGCAACTAACGAAGTATCTGGTACGGGGTACACAGCAGGTGGTAACACGTTAACTGTTGTAGCTCCTACAACGTCTGGTACTACGGCATACTTAGATTTTGCGGATACTACGTGGTCAACCGCAACGATTACGGCTCGTGGAGCACTGATTTACCAGTCAGGTGGCTCTAATCCTGCCGTAGCAGTTCTTGATTTTGGTGGAGATAAAACGTCCACGGCGGGAGATTTTACGATCCAGTTCCCTACGGCTGACTCGAGTACCGCTATTATTAGGATTGCATAGGTAAACTAATGCCCTCGTCTACATCATATTCAGGATGGGGTCGCGCTAGTTGGGGAGAAGGCTCATGGGGCACTCCTCTTATTTATGTCAATGTAGATGGGGTTCAAGGCACCACCGCACTTGGCACCGTATCCGTCGTTGCTGAAGCAAACGTAGCTGTAACAGGAGTATCAGGAAGCTCTGCTCTAGGCTCTGTAACTATAGATGCTGGGGCAAATGTTTACCCATCAGGGTTAGCAGCCACAGGTGCAGTGGGTACCGTTTCTATTGTTGCTGAAGCGAATGTTGCAGTAACGGGCAATGTAGGCACCACGGCGGTAGGATCGGTAACTGTAGACGCTGGGGCAAACGTCTACCCCAGTGGGCTTAGTGCAACAGGGGCTATTGGAAATGTAACGGTACAGGCAAATGCCGATGTCTCCGTTACAGGAGAAGAAGCTACTACCGGGTTGGGAACGGTAAGTGTTGTAGCTAAGGCGGTTGTAAGCCCCTCTGGATTAGCCGCTACAGGCGCTGTAGGTACCGTTTTTGTTTCTCTTGGTATGACGGTATACCCCACAGGGGTAATAAGCACTACCGAATTAGGCGATGTTGTTGTAAAAGCTAATTCAGATATACCCGTAACAGGTGTAAGTGCAACAGGACAATTAGGAAATCCGCTTGTTTGGGGTGAAGTAGATGACAATCAGAATCCTAACTGGCAAGATATTAACAGTATACAAAGTCCAACGTGGGGGGCTGTAAACAGAAGCCAAACTCCAAATTGGAATAACGTTACTAGTACACAAAGTCCGACTTGGGGAGATGTAAATAGGACTCAAAATCCAAGTTGGATTGACATAGCCGCATGAGGTTAAGAGATGACTACACAATACACTTCCATCCTTAAACTAGCTCTCCCCGTCCAAGGGGAACTAAGTGGTACGTGGGGCGATACCGTCAACGACAATATTACGTCAATGGTGGAAGAAGCCATTGCAGGTCGTGCAGTTATTAATTCATGGATAGCTAACTCCCACACACTAACCACTGCTAACGGGACGACTTCCGAATCTCGTTGCGCGATGCTTGAGTTTACGGATACGGGCGCTGCATTAACGGGTAATGCTACAGTCATTTGCCCTACCGCCTCTAAGATTTACATAGCAAAGAACGCCGTTGGGAGCAGTCGTACTGTAACCCTTAAAACCTCCGCTGGGACCGGTATTGCTGTTCCTGACGGCACCACAATGTTTTTGTTCTGCGACGGAACAAACGTAGTCGAAGCTGTTACCAATATGAACAGCTTTACTGTCGGTGGCACGGTGACTATTGTTGCCATCAAAGACGAAGATGACATGGCGTCAGATAGCGCCAC